CCTATAAAATAAGTGGGGATTTCTCCCCACTCAGATTAATTATTATGCGTTAGCAAATGGTGTTACCAAAGTACCAGATCCTAAACTGAATCCTGTAATATGGTATTTATCATTAGCCATAGCTGTAGCTACTACAACTGAACCGACAAGTCCACCTTTAGTGGTTCCGTTCATAGTAATAACATCATTAGCCGCAGCTGAAATAAATGTTTTTCCCGTAGCATCATCAACACCAGTGTATAAGCCACCGACAAATTTGTCAGTGCCATCGGTTTTGATATCCATATCAGTTGCCGCAGTCTCTACTATAAATGTATATGTAGCTCCTACGTTATTTGTGTTGCTTGGATCTGGTCCGGGTCCAGCTATTGCGTTGTCTGCAGTTGCGTCAATTGTTGGTAAAGTAAATTTACCATCCGCATCATTAGTTACCATAATTTTGCCTGCATGTGCCGCAACAGTTAAAGTTGTGTCAGCAGTCAAGCTTATTACAGTTCCTGGGCCAGCTGCGTAAAATCCTTTTAAAGATTTTACTGGGCCTTGAAAAGTTGTTAAAGCCATGTTACCTCCTGGTTGTATAGCCCTCGTTATGCCGTCTCTATACCGTCTGCCTAGCCAGTCCGCATAACTATTATACTAGGGTAGAAAGGGCGAACTAACTTCGCCCTTCCTTAAATTGTTTATGCTCCTGGTGAGCCAAATACTCCACGCCAGTCAGACCAGCCGTAGCTGTATCTTTCTCTTGCTTTATATCTAACATTACCAGTGTCGAAGTCACCTTCCATTGCTGTTCGAATAGGAGCTCTAGTGAAATGTTTCATTCCATTAGGAGCATCTGTTTTAATGAACCAAGCATCAGTATCAGTTAAGAAATTGTTAACCACATATCCTTGTGGAACCATTCCCATAGATTTGATTGCATTGATGTCATTATCAGCAGTACCTACTCTACCCGCAGATTTTAATAATCTTTCAGCAACAAATTGAAGGTTTACCGGAATGATCATTTTCATGCCCCTTAGAGCAATCTTTAATCCTCTTTCATCCTTCATACCAGCTATGTCGATCATTGCTTGCTCGAGCGAAGTTTCGTTCAAGTCAGCTGCAGTGGACAATTCGTTTTTTTGGTTTCCAGCTAGAGTGGTGTGATCAGTAGCGCAAAGCTCCTTTGAATCACCACCAAGATAAGAACTGTTAAACGCTCTATTAAGAATGTTTGCAGCTTTTACCTGTCTAGTGTTTGCCATTGAACGTGCCAATGATTTTGTGTATCGAGTGCTGATTTTGTCGTAAAGGTTATCCTCTACGGCTTCTTCAGTTAATGAGAAAGCTAAAGCAACTGTTTCGTGGGTGTACCTTGCAGTAAAAGTTTCTTGAGCGTCATCGTATACTACGCCTTGACCCTCAGGTTTTACTTCTGCATTGGCAAATCCACCTAACATCACTTCTTCTTCGAATGCACGATCGGAACTCTCTGTATCAAAGATTTCCTTATCTTGATTTTCGTATCGGTCATATTCTAACCCGAACAAAGCATTTAAACCCGGTTCCAGTTCTTTGACCAATTGCATTCTTGAAATTACCATTGTTCAATCCCTCCTAGGTTTATGTACCAGTGATACCAGTAGAACTGAAGTAGATATGTTCATTCCATTGAACATACCAGTTCGCGTTCGCAGCACTAGCATCGCTGTTGCTTGGATCTTTAGAAATACCCATAACTTTCAATTGTAGAGCAGCAGTGGTAGCAATACCAGATGCTTTAAGCTCTGTAACTGATTGTCCGTTGACAGTACTAGCAGTGCCAAGAGTTGTATCGGCATTTTTGCCAATATCAGTCTTAGCGATAGTTCCATCACATTGGATTTCAAAGATCTTTCTCGGATCATCATAGAGGTACGCATCAATATTAGTGCTGCCAGAAATGGAACCTGAAGCGGTTACATTTACCTGACTGTAATAATTTGACCAAGTAGGCTTTGCCGTATTAGGGTCAATATAGAAGCAGCCGTTAAAAACTCCAAGATTTGTAGAGCCAGATGTTGTTCCAGCAATTACATATCCTCCAGAAGACATTACGTGATCACCTTTATAAATTGATGTTCCGTAATTATCTTCGATGGTGTACAAAGTAACACCACCATTTTGAACGCCACTACCAACTTCCCCAATAGGTCTAAACCCAAAAGGTGCGTCAATATTAGCCATGATTTTTCCTCACAGTAAATTGTTATACACACTCCTCATGAGTGTGTAAATTTTGTGTAACTTATGTGTTAGGAAACTTAATTAGGTTTCTTGCCACCAAATGTTACGCGAGACCTGCTTTCGTTATGTACAGGCATGCTAGGATGTTGGTCCTTAAGTGGATCGTTAGCAATTGCGTCATCTTTATCCTGCGTCATTTGTGCAAAATAAGTTGCGCGCTCTTTGACGATTTCCTTCGGAATCCGTGCTAGCATTAAACCTCCCACAGCTATAACACCGCTATATTTACCTGAATCAATTTGGGGCCATTCAACGTTAGGATACTCGTCCCCTCGGACAAATTCCCAACCTTCGCGTAGTCTAGCGGACACATTTTTTTGGTCCATCTGTCCTACAGATTCAGCCCTTATCCAGCGATGGACAAAGCCAGCTGGCGCAGGTGGTGCGTCTAGTTGTGATGGTGGAGACCATGGTTTCCTTCGAGAAGTTTTCTCTCTGGTTTTAGTCTCGCGTGATGGTAGTTTATTTGTTTTCATAATTTTTTCCATATGCCTACTCCTTCACGTATTTCGCATATTCGCTTAGTGGCACACCTAATTTTTTTGATATGGCTACTTGTGATGGTGTGAGTCTCACTGTGCCCTTGCGCCTTATTGGTCCACCCCTGTTAACAGCGGCAACCGATTGAGTCGGCGTTGAACTTTCAAACTTATGGGGAAATGTATCCCTCATCCTTTTGTCTACTTCATTATAGTATGAATCGGACGCGGGGTCAAATCCTTCTTCCATTAGTTTACGATGAATTGAGAAGGATGTCAAGGTCATTGGTTCATCTTCCCCAAACCATTCATTTTTTTGAGCCCAATCCTCTGCCTTTGGATCCGGTGGAGGGGGTGCTTGTGGTCTAGGTGGCTGGTATTGAGGCATTCGTGGTTGACGTGGGTCAACTCCTCTTGCCTGCATTTCCTGAACCAATCTTTCCCTTTGTGCCTTATGAGAAGCAACTCTTTCCTCCTCAATAGCCAAACGGCTTAATTTAGTTTGTGCTTCAACCTGTTTTTCCGTATCTCCTAAATCCATTGCCTCTTTCATTTCTTTTTTAGCTTCGGCAATTTGAGAAGTGACACGATCTCCAAATTCAGCCATGTATCCTGAATTTACTTGTGCTGCACGTTGTCTTACTTGTGATGAATCAGCTTGAACTCCTTGCGCATATTGTATGGCAGCTTGTTCTCTTCGTTCAGATTCACGCAATCTTTTTGTTAGTTTATCAATCCTAGACTGTACCTTTTTACCATAATCATCCATTTCTGCTGAAGAAGCAGTTTCTTCTACTCCTACGGATTCTTCATCAGGATTAATTGTTTTTTTGGTATCGTCGAATTTTACCTCAACAGCTGGTCCGTCAGATGGTAAATCAACCATCTTGGCATCTGCTTCTGATTGTGGCTCTATTTTCGTTTCTGCAGGCATGTTTCCTCCTGTTATTTATATTGCAAAATATCCTCTGGGTCTTTTACCACAGCGATTATTTCGTCATCATTAAGTATCCTCACTTCACCACCCTCAATTCCGAAACGAGACCCTGCATAACGACCGAATATAATCCAGTCATTTTCCTTACACCATGGTCCATTTGGAAACCTATCATTATCTTTATACGCATCTGGCCCAACTTTCAAGACTAATGCTGTAACTGTTGTATAGCCCCTCTCCTCAATTGTCTCATCAGACAATATTATTCCTCCCTTTGTCTTTCCTTGCCCCTTGTATGGTAGAACTAGTATTCTCCATCCTGTGGGGTCTGGTAATCTATCTAAAATTTTATCTGTTGGTAAATGCTTAATTCCATTAAGGGCCTCTTCTTGTATTTTTAATACAAATCGGTTTTCCTTATCTTCCGCTACTTTATTATTCTCATCTGCCTCTATTGATAAGTCTTTTTCTTCTAAGGCAAATCTACGTTTCGGTATCTCCATCTTCTTTTTTCTGCAGGTCCTGTATTTCCTGTTCCATTATATTATAAGCCTTGTATTCACCCACTGTCTTGTTGTATTCGTCAAAGCTGTGAATTCCTTGAGCAATAATATTTTTCAGTTGTTCTTTGCGCTCCCTAACCCTCTTTAGGATTAGATAAATAGCGGTAGTATCTTCCATTCACGCGCATTATACACTAATTTGTATAAAACGCAATTGTTTTTTACCGATGTGGCGAACTTCTTTTTGATCTATCTAGAACTTTAGCCAATGTTCTACCAGTTGGCTTTTTCTTTTTCTTTTTTTTCCTTTTTCTAAGTACGTCAGCCAACAATCTACCAGTTGGTTGTCTTTTTCGTGCTTTTTCTATTTCGTCCATAATTATCCTCCTATTTTTTAACCAGACTTCCACCGAAGTAAAGCCCAACTATTGCTGCCATTAGATGCGTATCCATTGGCGTTATGACTACACCTGCAAACTGTCTATCCACAAGCATTTCCTTTTGTTCAATTAAGAATAAGAAACCTCTACTGAACTCTGTCCATGTGAGGAATACTGATACATCAAAGAATACTGGAACTATCTTCGGCCATACGATTATGAAGAATACTGCAGTAAGTGCGATTATTCTTCTCGTCCATTGAAACCCTTCATTCTCGTATTTTCTTGCTTTCTCAATCGCCTCCATTTGAAACTTTCCGCGTGCCAAAAGCATTTTCTGGTCCGCCTGTTTTGCCTTTATGCTCTGTCCCCAGATGGTCATGAAACCACCTAGTAAACTAGATCCTAGCATCGTAATCATTTCTACTGGCAATCCAAACATTATGTTAACTCCAGTAAACTTACTATTCCACCACGCTTTTTATTCATACCTGAAAGCCTTAAGTACAATTGATTTACTGCCTCTAGCAGACCTCCTGGTCCAACTTTACCTCTTTGGTATCCTCTTGCCATTGGGTCCTCATCATCGCCGTAACCGTAGCCTCCGCCACCACGACCTCCACCGCCGCCGTAGCCGTATCCGTAACCGTAGCCTCCGCCACCGCCACCACCACTGCCAGTAGCTTTAGTTCTAGGTTTGCCATACGACCAAGGTTTTTCTCCTGGTCCATATCCTATTTGTCCAGGCTTTCCACCCAGAAACATTTCATCCGTTATTCCTAAGCTGTCTGCACCTTCAACACCGATTAGACTATATAGATATTCCGTTAATTGCGCGTGTGAAAATCCTTCTTCAGGTTTATTACCAAAAAATTCTATTAATTCCTTATCCCACTGCGGTCCAGGACCGTATCCAAATTCACCATAATCAAACAAACCATACTTATATTTGTTTATATCTGTCATCTGCCCAAAACCAGGTACTTTTCCAGTTAACTTACCATCTTTGCTAGTCCAGCCTCTAGCAATTGCCATCTCGTCCAATGTTCCAGTATGTCCTATAGGGTCTCCTTTTTCATCATAGGTTGTCCAGGCATGAAGTGCCTTAGGGTCATCCATCCCAAAAAATTCTGCCGCCATCAAATCCCCAGAACCTCGATAGTTACCTTGTTTGTTCATTCTAGGTACATAAGGAGTTCCAGTTCTCTCTCTTTCTTCCTGTTTGTGTCGTAACTCTTCGGCTAGAGCTATTTTCGCGTCCTTATCTTTTTTAGCTGCTGCAGTAAATTTATCCTGTTGTCCTTGACTAAACCCAAAAAATTCATTTCCGTATTCAGTTCCGGGTGTAGCGACATATGGATTTTGACCTCTCTCCCCATCACCTGGATTATAATTACTTCCTTGGGTTGATGCTGTTTGTGCTGCTACTTGTGCTTCTCTTTCTTGTGATACATTAGTTTGTTGATGTTGACTAGATTGCCAGCTTGAAGCTGTGGGTGGTCTAGAAGTATCCCATGTGTGATGTTTATTTACCATCAGTTTCTCATTGAACTTGGAGATCTGTATGTTTCTCCTACATGTGGTCCTCTAGGTTTGCTAGAATATCTAAGAAAATCTTCATATCTAACTGGTTCCTGGCCTCCTGCCAATGACCATCTTACATACTCTGAATATTCTTGTTCTAATGGTCTAAGTTCACTACCACGAACTAGACCTTGATTCTGGAGTATTCCATATTCACGCCATCCAGGGTTGTATGGTTTAATTTCTGGAAGTACTTGTTTTTCATCATAAGGTCCAAATTCTATGCTTATATCCGGCATAGGTCCTGTATATTCTGACTCAGGAAAATTTAATTGTGGATTTGGTTCTCCTAGTTCTGCTGATATTGGAGGAATGTATTCATTTTGTCTTCTAATATAATCTTCTTTTTTATCATCTAGTTCTCCCCAATCAGTTTTATCAATTCTTTTCTCACTTTTTTCAGGAGATTTCTTTTTCAAAGCATCAATCCTGTCCTGAACATAATCATCAAATTCAAATCTATATCCACTTGTAGGCCATTGATCTTTGGCCATATCATCTAAAAGGTCTGAATGATAGTCAGTTTCAAAGTTCTTTATTTTTTCCATTTCTTCATCATGCATTTCTTGAATCTTTTGTTCGCGTGTCTTTTCATCAATCCCAAATGTTTCTTTCTCATAAGAATCTAAAGCATCTGGATGTCTATCTAAAGCTTCAAGTCCTCCTAGGATACCTTCACCCATACCCATGGCTTCTTTAAATTTCTCTAAATTAAAACGATTATATCCTTCCCCAAATAAATCAGCTGAATAGGACGGAAGTCCTTTTTTGTTTAGATAAGTTCCTTCAGGATCAATCTGACTTAGACCGTAATTGAGCCTTCCAGTAATCTGCATATTTTGTCTAGCTGTATTAGCTGTATCTATATATTGTTTTCTTTTATCAGGATCAGTAGTTAACTCAGCAAGACGCATGTACTTGTCAAAAAAATCCTCATCCCTAGGTGTCATTAAGGATTCTTTTACTTTATTTGGAACTTTAGAATCCAACCAATTTCCTCCAAAATAGTCTTTATTTTGACTATGCATTATCCAATTATCTCTGGCTGATTCCCATCCTCTTTGGGCTATACCCAAAGTTCCTGGAAAATATTCTTTACCCTTTTCATAAACATATGGAAGAGGATTAAGACCATGAATAACTTGAGCTCTATCGGCTATCTTATTAAGTAAATTAGGTTGCTTAGGATGCCTGCGGTTACGATTTGGTCGATAACCGCTATCAGCAGCCTTATTCATATAATAATCGCGAAAACCTTTATCTCTTGGATCCGCCATTATGCACCTGGTAGAATAATTACTTTAAGGACTATTAGAACAATAACGACTAAAATTCCGGCTTTTATCCAATCCTTCAATTTCCAGTCACTCCATTCCTTTAGATGTCCCCAAAGATCTTTAAATAAATTCATATTTACCTCCTTGTTAACATTGTTTATCTTTCTTACCACCCATGACCCTACCGCCATGGTGTTTCTTTAAAACTCCACCTTTTCTCTTCTTCACTGCTCCACCTTTTTTATAAGGTTTTTTAGTTCCTCCTTTTTTATAAGATTTTTTAGTTCCTCCTTTTTTATATCCAGCCATATCCATCTGTTGTCCAGTAGCACGTGCATGCTTCTGCGCTTTCTGTACTCCAGATGAAGTATATGGAAATTTTTTAGCTCCTACCTTTGGCATTAGTAATTCCTCCTTTTTTCTTTTTCATAAGTCCACCTTTTTTTCTGGGCTTACTACCATATTTTTCCGTCCATTTTTTAGCAATTGCCGGTTCTTTTGCCCACATATACTTTCTCTGCTTTTCCGATTTGAAAGGCATTAGTGTATTGTAGGTTTTCCCACACCTTGAAAAATATCTAATAAATCTTCTTGGTATTGAAAAGTATTTGCAAGCGCCTCAAACATTCTCGCTGCGTCATCTGGTCCTAGTGCTTCAACATACATGTTTCTAACTACAGCCAGCATGGCACCACATACTTGTAAAAAGTCTTCATTGGAAGAAATATTCTCACGTGCAACATTTTCAAAACGCTGCATTAAATAACTAATCTTTTCAAGTTGCTTTTTTACTTTGTCCAGATGCTTTTGATCTTGCATTTTCCCTCGCTATTCTTTCCGCTGATCGGCTCCTTTTATCTTCAGTTTGTGATTTCATGGCTTCTCTAGAAGCCGCCATGTTTTCTTTTAACATTGAAATTGCCTCAGCTGATTCCTCCTTACTAGCATCTCCTGCGACTTTCATCAAGTCAATACTTGTTTCTGCCTCTAGCTTGTCTCTATCAAGATCAAGCTTAGCCGACTCTACAGCCATATCTTTTTTAAGATTCATTTGAGTTTCCATAGCTTTCAGATCAATTTCTTGTTGTTTTAGTTTAACTAATGGATCTTGCTGCTCACGGCTTATTCTAGCTTCCTCATCCTGAGCTAATTGTTTAGTCATTTGAGCTTCAATTTTAGCTTGTTCGGCAGCAGATTGATTTGTCAATTGATCATTTTGTTGTGCTAGCTGTTGTAACGCTTGTTGATTTCCTTGTGCTTGCTGCATTTGTTGTTTTATCTGCTCAAATTGCTGTTGATATTTTTGTTGTACCTGCATTCCTGCTATTAAGGCAATATGCTCAGATACATGAGCTTGTAGCATTGCATACAATTGAGGATTAATTTGAACCATTCTTGTAAACATAAATTCAGCATGTGCCTCCATATGCGCCATATGGTCCTGCATAGGAAATGCTTTTGGCTTTGACCCACTCATAGCTCCCGAATTTTCCATTGCTGGACTAGTAGGTTCAGGTAAATCAGGGTCTGGCTTTAATAATGTGTCAACATTATCTACACCCATTGCATCATACATTCTTCTATATGCTTCACGTAAATTATGTAGTTGAGG